TTTGGTGTTAAATATATTAAAGAAGATGCTCCTCCACCACCTCCACTGCCTGCAGTATCAATAGTTGATGATTTCCCCCCCCCACCTCCTCCACCACCAACTACAAATGTATGTATATTTGAATGGGAAAAATTAAATAAAATAGTATTGCTACTATCTAATATACCAGATAGAATATTACTGGATAAGTCAATTGATTGAATTTGATTTATAGATTTTATTAGCCCGCCGAAATATGAATATTGGTAGGACATGTATATAATAATAATTTATAAAATTGTTATTATATGTTACTTATTACCATATATGTTACTTATTACCATATATGTTAAAATCATTTATACTAATTATAGTGATTAATAATACTTATGGATTATATTCCAGCTTGTTCGTCCATGAAAAACCATCTTAATGACAAATATTTTGGTTTGTTGCCGGTAGCCTCGGGTCCAACCAATGTTAAATTGGGTCCACTATCGACGATGCTTTGAATTTCAGCAGTTCCTAAAGCTGAATTGAAGTATCTCAAATCAGAAATGTTTCCAGAAAATCCACCATTCATGGCAACATATACATTTCCATAGTTTTGTCTTGGGACTCCTTTCATAATAAGGCGTTTGGCCAATTTGCCATTAATAAATACATCAAGTTGATGATTTGACACACGGATTTGTACACACATCCACTTGTTAAGTGGAATATCATCAATGGTCAGCTTTTCTTGAATGTTATCAAAAGTATTCATGACGACGACTAATGCATTGGTATTAGGAGCAATATATAGTCCAGGTGCATTGTTCGGTTGATTCATACCAATGGGTTCGGATGTATAATTAATGTTATCGTTTCCCTTATGGAAAATATGACGATATTGACCATCTTGGTAAACCAAATCATCAACGATTATCCAGGTTGAATAAGTAAATTCAATACCATCTTGTTGGTTATCAGAACGTACTAAAGTAACGGCATTTTTTAATTTAGGGTCTTGAGGAATAACCTGCATAGTTTTACCATCAACCATACCGTCAATTAAATAAGGTGACTTATTATATTGGAATAACCACGATAAAAACTGGGCTGAAATGCGAACAGCTAATACAAAAACAATTAGAACCAATAATAAAAATGCAGCTTTTGCTACTAAACTATTGGATTCTAAAAACTCTCGGGTTCCATCAACTACCCTACCATTTTTAAAATTATCAAATGCTCCTGCTCCGGAAGAAATTGTTCCAAATTCAGACATATCTATATATTATACATAAGAAATTTAGATATGTAATTAGTTTGTTATATTATTTTAGATTAGTTACTTATTTCATTATAAATTAAATGGAAACACTACCTTGTTCTTGACCATCCTTTACCAACTCCAATTTAATACTATAAGGAAAATCAAGGCTAGAACCGCCATAACCACTTCTATAAATATTGTAAGCCTCTTGGGGATTCAATGAGTCACCATAATATTGAATATTCGATGTAAATCCAGAGAATCCACCTAATGGTGTAACATATACTGGTGCGTTATTAGCAATTTTTGCAACACCAGGTAAAACACATGTACGGACCAGTTTACCATCAATATAGACATCGAGTGTGCGACCTCTTAAACTGATAATAACATTTACCCATTTTTGAATAGGAACATTGTCAACATTACATGTATGAGTAGAACCTTCTGTAGCATTAGCAGAAGAGTAAACAGTAGTTTGAATTTTAAGATTATTTTCAATGGCTCCTAGAACAATAGATGGTGATGGTTCTAAATCATTATCGAGTCTTCCTAAAATAATCTTGGGTTCCCCATAGCGATAACTCCAATCATCAACATAAAACCAAGCAGAATATGCATAATTTACCGAATTACTAGCACTTAATGTATTGGCTGGTATTTTAGTTACATTTTTAGCATCTTGTAAACCAGTTAATTTATTAGAGCTTCCCCAAAAGTATCTAATTATAATAATAACTAAAATGACAACAACAACACCGATTGCAATATTCATTATAGACATAATATATATTATAGTAACAGAATTATTCTTTTCTAAATAACAGGAGGATTCAAATATTTAACTGAATCATACAACCAGTTTATTTTAGCGCGCGAGATACTATCGTTGAAATACATTACATTACAAATGCCACCCGATATACCATTTGTTGTACCCGATGTAATCATTGTATTGGAATTATAAGGAACAACACCTTCTGTAGTAGATACTAGAGTATTATTAATAAATATATCTAAAGTATTCCCATCATAATTAACAACAACATTATTCCATTTTTGCATTTTAAAATCAGTAGTTTCGAATAAAACGCGTTCGACCTTACCCTCAGATTTCATTTTTATTTTCAGTTTATTTTTCGATACATTATAAGTTATATTTGGTTTACCACCTACATTTAATAATGTAGTATATTCATCGTAATTGGGATTTGTCTCAGGTGGGAAAGAATTAATGTAAAACCATCCAGAAATAGCATAATGGTATTGAAATTTGTCTTTTACGAAATTAACTGAGCCAAATGAGCCAAGTGATTTTTCAAAATTAGTATTAATTGGATCTTTTATTAATTGCGTAGCATTATGAGTGACAACATATTGAATAACAATAGGCAAAACAAAATATAGTGCAATAAATAGTAACTCTGCTAATAATACAATGATAATCGGTTTTGTAGTAATTTCATATTGATATTTAATATAATCAACAAAGCTAAGAACTAAGCATGGTATATAAGTAATAACTTGTATTAAAAGCCTAAACCATGATGGTGATGATTTTTCCCCAGGTATTTGGTCTAATTTAAGATATTTTGTAATCATAGTAATTAATCCAATAAAAATCAACCAATTCAAAATATAAGTCATTGCGTAACTGGCATTACTAAAATAATAGGCAATCTTTACAAGTAAATAGATGACTCCACCTACAACTCCGAGTAACCCAATAAGTGATAGAATGCGACCAAAGTAACTTAAAGCAGACAATTGTTTTACATTTTCAGTCGATTGTTTTTTATCAGCATAAAATAAATACATCATTAATAATAAAAATCCACCTAATAATGATAAAAATATTCCTAATCCTTTGTTATTTCCTGTAATAATATCATATGGATTTTTAGAAAAAAAGATGGTAACAATGATAATATATATTATTAAACAGAATAGATAAGTAAATTCGATTCGATTATTACTTATCGGGGAAACTATATTGTTCCACAATTCAGTTTTATTATTTGATTGTAGTATTTTTTGTAAAGCGCTCATTAATAAATCATTAGAATAAAATCTTCAATGGTTTAAAGATTTTCCATGGCGGTTTTTCTACCGTGACAATCTCTACACAATGCTACTAAATTATCTACATGATTTGAACCACCATTTTCTAATCGTATTTTATGATCTACTTCAAACCATGCTGGTAACTGTTTTTTACAATGTCCACATATCCATCCTTGTTGTGAAGCGACAAATTTTTTCTTAGTTTCACTAACACATCGTTTAGTACTTTTTTTACCGGATTCCATAATACGATTAATTTGTTGTTGTTGTTGATGTGGAGATTGTTGTTGTGGATAAAATGAGTTATTTCCACCACCATTCATAAAGGGAGTTTGGTTAGAAAAATCCATAAAAGGCGATAATACATCAAGAGATGATTGTGCACTAGGAATACATTTCACAATATTTACTGCTTGATGAACAAGTGAGTGTGATTCATTCGGATTTTTTTTCAAAAAAAGATAAGCACTTAATCCAGCAAATGCAAATCCAGCGATTTTAAAATATTTTTGCCATGACTGTAATATTTTCACATAATTTCCGTCATGATATGTATTTACAATTAAAAATCCGGTAATTGCTAAAATTAATAATTCCAATTTCATATAATATTTATAAAGGTTATTTTTTATAAATATTATGTTTATCGATATTGTCAAGTTATTTAGATCTGGATTTGGATTTGGACTTAGATTTAGATTTAGATTTAGATTTAGATTTAGACTTGGACTTAGACTTAG